GTGCGAAAACAAACGTATATACAATAGTATTAAACCACATTTTGTGCATATTTTGTGCACAAAAATAAGCCTCCCTGAGCAAGGGAGGCAGAACGACAAGGTATTGCAGGCTGACTAAAATATTTAGTTGCTTACGTATCTTATTTTACAGCATTGTGCCAGTGCTTCAAAGCAACAAAAAAAGCCCTCCACCCGCATTAGCGAGCAGAGGACTTTTTGTTATCGGATATACAGGTTTTCGCCTGGGTAGATCAGGCTGTAGATTGATTTGCCATTGTTAGCTGCCAGTGTGTACATGCTGATGCCATACTTGCTGGCAATGCTCCAGAAGCTGTCACCATATCGGACTGTGTGGTACGTGTGGCTTACCAGCGAAGTATATCCAGACGAACGCGAGCCATAGCTCTCCCCACCATTCACGCCCAAGGCAACATAATGATACCTGTCTGAGTAGCTGAGATAACGTGCCCAAACATATGTGCCACGGATATACACGTGATCATAAATCACACTTTCACCGGGTGCATAGCTACCAACGGATGCATATCCGGTGCCGGCACCAGTGCGGATGTTAACAGTCGTGGAAGGCTTGAAAACACCCGTTTGCGCATAATCGGTATCAGTGGCTGCGGTTGATTGCGCTGGTTTGCTTGGTGCCGGTGTTACAGGTTCTGACGGGGTTTCTGGTTGCTTCGAGTATCCATTATCAGTGATGCCAAGCAGATCAATGTTACCATCGAGGCCTTGCGACAGCCCAAATGCGTTCGTGTACTGCCAAATAGCTACCCCATCCATACTCGGGAAATAACCGTAGTCTGGTTTGGTAGTTGGCATATAATCACGGTAAGCAGCAATCCAAAGGCTGTTAGGAAATTCTTTCAGAATACGCTGATAATCGACGTGTGCCAATGTATATGGCTTGTAACTGTAATACATGGGCGTGTAGCCTTCGGAATGAATGCGCCGCATACCAGCTAAAATTGCATCCGTATTAGCTGCCATATTCCCAGAAGCACCATCTTCGTAATCCAAAGCAACGATGCTTCCCTTTGGCGTCTGTGCTTTGATACGAGGCATATAACGGTCAAGTGCTTCTAATCCCAACTGACTACTTGCACCAACACCATACCAGATGTAGCTATGCACACGTTTTCCTGCCGCCTTGGCACTAGCAATTTGGCTATCATACGTCCACTGATCGATGTAAGTGCCACCGTAAGTGCCGCCAATCTGAGCTATGACGAACTTGTCTTGATCTGTTCCATATCGTCCACTTGCTCCCTGATACTTCGCCCAATCAGGTCCCTGATCACCCTTTGCTGCATTGGCCTGCGATGGCAAGGCAAAAGAAATAGCCGCCAAGAAGGCGACTACCAAGGTGATGAGTTTAGTTTTAAATTTCATGGTGCCCTCCTTATTGCTGTGGAGCAACAGAATCCGGTGCCAGTTGAGCCTTAACTGCATCTGCTGCTGCTTGAGCTGCGGCCGCTACCTTGTCTTGATTAGATGCTTCCTGATCAACTGTCTTTTGTGGATAGGTTTCTGCTAGGCTGTCTTTCAAATTAGCGTAGGATTGCTCAACCGCGTTGGCAATTGTCTGCTCGTCCGCTTTAGTGAAGCCGAGTGACTTCAGACTGTTCTTCACGGCTTCAATTGCGGCCGACTTCTTAAGTTCCCCGCTGAGCTTATCAGTCACACCAAGCTGTTCTGCCGCCGTTACGGCTGCGTTTGCCAATGGGCCTAATACCTTTACCAAAGTCAGCGCTTGCTTGTTAGCCAGCAACTGTTTTGAGATCCAAGCCCCAATGATTGGGACTGCTGCTACTGCAAGTGATACTAAAAGTTCTGTCCAGTTATTCATCATCATTATCTCCTTTAATGCCTACATGGTCTTCCAATCGAGTGATCCTAACCGAGTGACTGCCAAGCTCTTCATCATGTGCTTTCAGATGGACATTCAAGTCTGCCAGCGATTGTTCGTGTAGTTTGAGCTGACGATTCATCGTCTCTGAAAGCATTTGAATATCAGAGCGCAATGGATCTAAGGCAATCTTTTTGAACAGCCAACTGCCCGCACTTACACCCACCCCTACGATTGATATAAACTCCATCCAGTCACCAATCGTGTATCCAAAAAATGTCACTTTCTCACTTCCTTCCACAAAAATAGCCGCTAGCTTTTGCTGGCGACTTGCTTAACAAGCTCATCTACTTCTGCTTGGCTAATCCATCCGACACTCACGAATAAGGCTAAGTCATCCTTGTTGTAGATCCCTTGCTGATAGTAACTGATAATCAATGGTTTATATGCGTTCACGATTTTGCCTCCTTGGTCAATGTTGCCACCTGCTTTATCAAAGCTGCGTTTGACACAGTTAGACTAGCAACCGTCTTCATAGTTTCAGCATTTGCTAAGTCAGCTTCAGATGGCTCAGGTGTAGGACTGGCAGTGTCTGGATCATAGCCAGTATCAGGAACGACTTGGCCGTCAATAACGCTGGCATGGTTCTCATACAAGCCAACAGCATCGTCAACCTCAATAACCTCGAATCCTTCATCGGTTGGCCCTACTGGTCTATTTTCATCAGCGTTTGCCCAATTAAGCAGACGGTTATTGCTATCCGTCCACACTTTGATTTTCATAATTGCCTCCTAGCCAAAAAATGAATCCCCCGTTGGATAATCGTCTTGTGTTAGATAAGAAACAGATCCACCATAGCTTCCAGATGCTTTAGAAATGTTGCTATACCAGCCGACCGTTCCCCCCTTTGGCGTGCTTGAATACATAGCTGTAGACTGTCCGGGATCTGAAAAGCTTAAGCAACTTGCAACAATATTGTTTGTCAAATAGGGCTTGTAACCGGGTCTAATATCTGCGAGCCTCAAAAAATTGTACTGATTAGCTATTGTGTGAATTTGAAAGTTGGCGGTCACCAAATTGCCACGTCTCGTGTAGTAAATATATGCCCAATCAATATCAATATTGCTTAGCGCGGTTGTATTGACGTAGAAAAATGTCACGTTATCTGTTGATTTGAATTCAGACTGAATATATTTTTTTGTAGCGGCACTGGGGTCGCTGATCAATGTTTGTAACTGAAGTGCACCACGTTGGAGTGCAACTGACGATATGTTTCCCTTTTGGTCAGGTGTCGTGATGTAGTTGAACATACCATTAGGGCTCAAAATAGATTTGTAGTATTGACCATTGGGATTGCCATTATTGTCTTCAATGTTGCCCAGTATACTTAGGTTCGCATCTTTTAGTTCAAGATTGCCAGAACTCTTGGCACCGTCAATCTGAACATGGCTGAAAGGCGAATTAATGTCAGGAGAATTAAAGGTTGAGCTGTCAACCTCAATCGATTGCAGTTTTTTGATGCTAAGCACTGCCTGCTGAATGCTCTGGTCAACCCAAGTTGACCCATTGTAATACTGCAATGCTGTGGCATCGTTAAGTGTTGTCCCATGCCACCACAAATCGCCTTTCTTGGGACTAGCGGGCGTGCCCAACTGAATGTATGTGTATGGCACATCCTTGCTTCCGGGAACGCCTTGCAGTCCTTGAGGCCCCTGTGGACCTTGAGGGCCTTGAGGACCAGTATCGCCCTTTGGCCCCTGCACTAGTTGCCAAGAATAAAGTGCCGGATTCGTGCTATCGGCCTGTGTAAAGTCTGTATAACTACCGATGTACTTGCGAGAACCCGGAGTATCCAGTGAGAAATTCGTTTTACCGTCACTACTGTCAGCATAGGCAATGTGAAAGTACGGTGTCTTGCCATCAGCACCCGGTTTCCCTGGCACCCCATCTTTACCATCCGCGCCATCTGCTCCTTTAATCAGTGACCAGCTATAGTTGCTTGGATTCGTGCTGTCACCAGATGTGAAGTCACTGTAAAAGCCAATATACTTACGGTTAGAATCAGTGGTTGAAAAGTTGGCATGGCCGTCTTGGCTGTTTGCATAAGCAAAGTGGGCATAAGAAGTACGACCATCAGCACCCGATTTCCCTGGCAAGCCTTGAGGACCTTTGGGTCCCACATCACCGTCTGCACCTTTAAAAAGCGCCCATTTGTAATCAGATGGATGGGTGCTATCTGCCTTTGTGAAGTCGCTATACGTGCCAATGTACTTTTTGCCATCGCCACCGGATACCGTGAACCCGCTTTGGCCACTTACATCATCCGCCCAAGCAGTGTGGAAATAGCTTGTACGGCCATCAGCACCCTTTGCACCGGGAACACCATCAGCACCGTCTTTGCCCTGAATAAGTGCCCAATGGCCAGCATAATCTGCCGGATTGTCACTTGCAACGGATGACTTGTTACTATAAACAACTGCCATGTACTTCTTTCCGGCTGGTAGTGCTGACATGTTAGTGCCTTTATCGTCATCGGCATATCGAATCCATGGATAAAACTGAATGGCCTTGGGGATATTTTCAATCTTAACTGCCATATCTTTCAGTGCTGAGTACAAGTTAGGCTGCTCATTTGCATAATCCCCTAAAGTGAGCTTTGTATAATTACCAGCACGGCTACGTTCAACTGACAACACCTTTGCAGAAAGAAATAGATTCTGGTTCTCGTCAACAATGTGTACCGTTTGATTCAGTGGCACATAGGGCACCTTTACCAAATCAACTTCATAATTAACGTTTGGATGGTTATACTTCTTCAAGTCTGCCAAAGCTGCTTGCAAAAGTGTCGCTTGCGAGTTTGAATCAAACGTTTTAACCCGATTCCAGTCAGAATGTGTTGGGTTAGGGTTGCTGTTGCTTAGCAAACGTGAATATTTTTGTACGGCAATGGTGTCGTGCAAGAACCCGTACTGGTCAAGTACAAACTGCCCGTTGGGATCTTTCCACTGATACCCAATTAAGTTGATTGGATCGTTTGAACCGTCAGGTGTAGCACCATAGGCCTTCACCGAGGTTTCCATGTTGTATATATCAACTGTCTTTACAATATTGTTGATGTCTTTGTTCATCTCAAAGGAAATTAAACTGTCGGAAGTTTCCTCATGCCTGATGTTGATAACACGTTTTATGGCAGTCGTACCTACAAAAACAAAGCCAAAGCTAAGTACTGCATCAAAATCTTTTGCAACTGATTTAATGCGGCTAAGCGCAGTGTCTTCATCTGTCCACACAAGTGTTCTGACATCTGTAGGAAATTCGTTGATGCCAATCTCCCAGCCAGAATCATTTGTAAACATGAGGATGTAATCAGCAATAGTATGGGCTTTGTCAGCTTTATAGGCACCCACCACTTCATTCATCAAATCGTTACCTGCATCCGTGCAAACGACTGTATGAATATGTGCTAATGTATCGTGATTAACACTGGCAATGACCATTTGATGTCCGTTGCCCTCTTCATCTTGATATAAGACAAAATTGTTTTCAGCCGCCATCTCATCAATAGCTTGCTCTTGATTGGTTTTAAATGGAATCGTCAGGGTCAAGGCAATGGCAGGTCTGTCATCGGTTGTTTTAACTTCACTATCCGCGCTAACAAGCCATTCGCCTTTTCCAGTTGTACGTGCAACACCAATGATGTTGAATTTTCGGTCTGAGAAATAGTATTCCATTTACAGCCACGCCTCCTTCAAATCAACTTCACACGCAAATGGTTGTGCCCAGCTTGATGGCATGAGCTGAATGATGGTATCTCCGGGTGGTAAAAGGAACTTGTCCCACTGGTTGCCTAATGTATGCAAGGTGCGATCTTCATTGCCATTGAAATAAGTTTTGGTATTAGCCACATCAATTGTAATTACATCGCCATTGCTGAAGCGATTCTTAATATCTGTATACCAGCTTACGTTCTGCCATTTAACGGTAGACGCAATTAGATACATAGTCGATTCGCCCCATGTCTTGTCTCGCATAAACCACGCTGAAAATTGCTTAGTCTCGACACTAGCAGCGTCCGCAAAAGTGAATTGACGGGTAATAGTCGTCTCTCGTCCTTGATTGCCAACCCATGGTGACACTCTAAAAACAACCGAATTACCAAATTTCTGCAATTCCAGCTGAATGAACTTGTCGTTAGTGAAAATGCTGCGATCCAACTGTTCATTGACGACCAGCTGATCTTTGTAATAGCACATCCACCATATTTGGTCAGACAGTGCACTATTGTCTTTCAGTATCATCTGAAAGATTGGCTTGCCGTCACTTTCTAAAGTTGTTTCGAGTGAACCAACCTTTGATACACCAGTTTGGAAGCGTGTCATAACGTCCCATGTGAGATTGCTCTTAAAGTCTCCATTATGCGTCTGGGCGAGATCGTGTTTGATTGAAGGCCCATTCCAATACAAATGAGTACCAGTAATACTGGGCCAATTAGGCTCAACCTTCCAGCCATCATAATCGTCATGAGTCCAAATCGCGTTGCCAACCTGTTCATTAGGCATACTAGGATCACCACCCCAATAGGGATTGTTTGTGGCGGCTTGATTATCCATATGTGAGCCTTGCACGGCTGCCAAATTAAGTGCTACTTCGCTTTCTTCGGTGATGAAACCATCAATTTCTTGCGTGCCGAATTGGAGAATACCCGGGCGATCATTAACAAGCCCAACCATGCCATTATCAGCGTGCATAGTTGCCGTAATAACCGGTTCAACAGGATAGGTACCACCATTGTGTACCGTGATGGTGTCGGCATAGTATTCAGGATCAGCTGGGTTAGGCGACCAAGGAGAAGCAGAAGTGCCTAGTTCGAGTTTCTCATGCGTCCAAGACACAGACGTGTCTGTGGGGAAAGTTTGGCTAAAGTATCTTGGGGTTAGCTCAACATAAGCAGCATTACTAGGAGCCGTAAATACGGTTGAGAACCGTCCCCCTTCAGAGACCCAAGGTATATCCGGACCAGCTTGGCTAGATATCCAGTTATTGGAAGCATCATACCAACTAACTGACGAATGACCAGTGTGTCCCATATCGCCAAAAGTAATGGTGTAAACATATGTCTGGCCACCATCGACTGGTGCTTTCTTCAGAGTGATACCATCAATTCCGTGAGCATTCGCCTTAACAACGCCAGTGTTGTTCGATGATGTCCCTTTAAGCAGGTTCACTGGCACGTCCTTGTATGGCATGTTGTCAAACGTCTTCGTGGCTACCGAGTGCGCAATGCCACCATCTGGACAGATAAAGCTGATAGAGATTGTCCCTGATCGGAAGCCTTCGGTGAAGGTAGGCTGACTGTCTACGATGGCAAGATAATATTTATCCGGTTCATCCCCAAAGATTAGTTGCTGTGGTTCGTCCATATCAATAGCAGCGGCCAAGGAACGTCTCAGTGGTACCAAATCATCATTCATAACGATCCCAGTTACCACAATCGTCTTGACGTCCCGTGACATGTATTGCAACATCTGACCATCGCTGATCCCGACCTTTTGCATTGTGTTGACGTGATTAGTCCCCACATCACGTTTGACCATCTGCACATACATCCACTGGGTAATATCTACTCCGGCATATGTGATTTTCATGCCTGCTTGTTTCAATTAAACGGTTCCTCCTTTCCAATAAGCACTGAACCTGTCTGTTCTGTCGTTGTACTGCTTAACTTTTGGCGCAACTTTTGGATAAAACTGGTCGTCACCAACTTGCAGAACAAAGCTGAGTTTCGTGAGAAGATCGGCAATATTGTCCAACTTCTTTCCTAAATCATCTGTACCGCTGCTTTCACTCTCTTTAACCGCACCATTGCCAAGGCTGTGATTGATGTTGGTAACAGCCTGACCTAGTAGTTGCCAAGCACGGCTTGTTTTAGTTAACGGCAGAATTGTTTCTGGGCCATCTTCGCCAACAAGCGCATGGATTGGCTGTGTGATCAAGCCACCATTGGCGTACCCTTCAGGGCCACTGACACGAGCAAAAGCAGAACTTCCAGAGCCGTAGATGGACTTCATGTAGTGAATACCGGCAAGCAGATCATCATAGCCGTTATAAACATCGTTGTGGCCGGGAAACTTAAACGCATTGAACGTTGGCCCAATGGTTTGTACAAGTCCCATCGACGGAATGCCTTTTTTGGCGTTGCTATCCCACAAGTTAATGGCCCTAGGATTACCATTTGATTCACGCTGGATAACTCGCATCCATGCAGCAACTTGGTATGCCGAGGCATCAAATCCATTGGCCTTTAAAGCTTGAATAACATATGGCTTCCAACGTTGCACGCCTGAGCCACCGGGATTGGCCATGGAATCTTCTATTTTTTTAAGCTCTTTTTTGATCCAATCGCCAATTCCGTTATATGCATGTTTAAAAATGCCAACTCCTAAGTCTCCAAATGCTTTTACTGGAGAAGAGCTAACAATCCCTTTTATACTGCTGCTGATTAGATCAGTTACATGCTTAACCGGGTGAGCGATCCAATCTACAATTGCTTCGAACTTATCACCGATCCATTTGCCAACATCTTCAGCCTTATTGACTACCCATGAACTAGCGTCTTTAACGCCGTCCCATACACTGCCGATGATGCCGCCACGTGCAAAGCCGGGAATGCCATACATATCTGCAATGGCTTTACTTTCTTTGCCATTATAAATACGGTCGCCAGTCTCAAGTGGGAGAATAGTGTTGCGCTTTTCAGCATATATCCACTGATTTGTGCGCTTCTTGTGGATCAGTTCCTTGTAGTTATTACTACCGTCATCGTTGACCATAGCCAATTGCGTACCATCTTTACCAACTTCGCCGCCTTTGGCAAAGTGTACGTATGATGGCAGACCAACTTTTTTAACACCGAAGAATCCTAGAACACCATTGACGGCACCAAGACCGGTTCGAATAACATCAATGACAAAGTTGATACCTGATTGTGCAGCTTTTTTAATACCATCCCAGATGCCACTGAAGAAGCTACCAACGCCACCCCATACATCTGTCCAAACATTTTTAATGTTCTTGATGACACTGCCAATTGTGTCAGACATGCCATGAATGATTGGCGTGAAGAATTTAATCATGCCGTTCCAAATGTTTCCAAAGAAATCAGAGATGGCACCCCATGTTCTATTCCAGACATTTTGAATGAAATTTAAAGTTGCGCTAATGCCCTTCAAAATGGTGTTTGATGCATTGTTATAGATCTTAACAATGCCATTCCAAATATCTCCGAAGAAATTAGAGATTGCTTTCCAAATACTATCCCAGACTTTTTGAATGCCATTTAGCAATGCAGTGACGTTCTTTGTAAACCAGTTTGCAATGCCGCTGAAAAACTTGACCATTCCGTTCCAAATTCCAGTAAAGAATTTACTTATGGCATTCCATGAACTCGTCCATATTTTCTCAACCGCTTTAAGTGTGCTTGATAGAAATTTGGTAATACCGTTCCAAATTCCAATAAAGAATTTACTTATGGCTCCCCAAGCTTTATCCCATGTGTTTTGAATTCCTTTTGTTGTGTTACCAATCGTTTTGCTAATTGTGTTTAGAGGAGGCTTGACAAATTTTACTAGGCCATTCCATACATCTTTAAACGGTTTTTCTACTTTTTGCCATGCTTTTATGAAAAGCCCCGCAATCAGGGCAATGGGTAGCACAATTGCGAGTTTCAGAACATTTAATCCTGCCTTTGTAACTTTAACGGTGGTATCCCAAACTTTTGACATACCCTTTGTAATTGGTGTCCAGATCTTATTCCAAGTGGAAGCAATCGATTTTCCCCAGTTGCTCATGGTTTTTAGAAAGCCATCCCAGCCTTTACCGACACCTTTCCAAAAATCGTTCCAGCCTTTACCGACACCCTTCCAAAAATCATTCCATTCTTTCTGTGCCCGCTTATTAGCTGCTTCTTGCTGTTTCTGCTGCTTTTTTTGAGCTGCATCAGTGGACTTGTTAATGCCATCCCACCATTTGACTACATTGTTAGTCATTTGACGAGCATCCCAGCCAAGACCACCTAACCAACTATTAGTTGGCTTTTTCTTAGCATTCCAGCCATCTGTGAACTTCTTGGCAGCATCACCAGCCCATTTACCAGCTGTTTTGCCAATTGTTGCGCCAACCGCTGCTCCTAAGGGACCACCAAAGAAAGCACCAATACCACCGCCGATCAAGGTGCCAGCTGATTCGCCGACAGCAGAGAACTTTTGGCCAACAGTACCTCCTTTAGAAAAGGCCTTTGTTAAATCCTTAATATCTGAAATAGCATCATAGGCAATTGTGATAGTCGCCATGCCCTTGCCAAGTGCACTGCTATTAAGCTTACTGAAGTTGGACAGGATTGATTGAGCTAGTTTAGTATCACCCAGCGCTTTCAGACCGCTGTACACATGACCCAATCCTGCTGCAAATTCCAGTGCTTTTTTTGTCATCCAAAGCCCTGCAATTACTTTGACGGTAGTTTGAATACCAGATTTGTTTTTGACAATATCGTCTAGCACATCATGGATAGCTTTTAGCGGGTCTTTCATCGTCTTTGCATTGGAACCACCGACATTTAGCCACCCAGCAATGTCTTTGATTGCAGTTTTGAACAGGGACCAGACTTCTTTACCAGCAATTTTGGCAATGTCCCACATATCTCCGGCAATACCAGTAACATCTTTTTTGTGTGCGGAAACATAGTCCAGAACATTCTTGGCCCAATTAGCAATAGTTGCCAGCCCTTTACCTAGTGTAGTAGCGGCACTTTGAACAACAGATGATGTTAAAATTCCAGCAAGTGATTGCATGCCACTATTCTTAACATTAAGCAATGGTGCTGCCATCTTAGCCTTGATTGATGTCCAACTACCGGACAGCTGCGCAAGGGCACCTTCACTAGTTTTTCCAAATTGGTCAAATGTGCTCCTGCTTGTTGTCCCAACTTTATAAACCAAGTTCATGAAGTCGTCAGACTTGATTTTCCCGTCAGCAACCATTTTGGCAAATGAATCCTGACTGACTCCGGCAGCTTTGGCTAATTGCGCGCCTAAGGTAGGAGCCTGCTTTTCAAGTTTGGCAAGGTTGGTTGTTGTTAAATTACCTGAAGCAACGACACGTGTCATCGCTTTAGACAAGGAATCCATGCCGTCTCCGCCTTTGTGCGAAGCCGTGGCAATGCTGGCAATACCAGCACTAATGACGAGAGTTTTATCTGTAACACCATGCGTCATGGTATCAACGGTGGTTTGCATGTTGTTAATTTCGCCACCGGTTGCACCAGTCTCACTTCGTAAATACGACATTTGGTCGGAAAGAATATGGACATCATTGGCCGACTTGCCCATGTTCTCCCACGTCATATTTAGCTTTTCTCCGGCCTCGTTAAGTTCTAGCCCAGACTTTACCGTGTCAGTAATGCTTGAGCTTAGACGTTGCCAGCCGCTCGTAATGGCGTTGGTGATTAAGCCACCCTCAACAATTTTGTGAAGCAAACCCGGTGTCTTTTTCGCTTGCTTGTTTGTTCCCGATATAGCTTCCTTAACTCTGTTGAAAACAGATGGGTTAGCCTTATCCATTTCAGTTTGCAGGCCGGTCATAGAAGACTTGGCTTTTGCTAAACTGGTAGCTGTCTCATCAACACGCGTCTTCTGCGTTCGCCAAGCATCGGAGTCTTTGCCACTAGCACTGGCAATCTTATCCAACTCAGCTGACTGTTTAGACAACTGCTCATTCAGATTGGTAATGGCGGACTTATAGCCTTCCATTTTGGCCTTGTTGGCTTCTTGCTGTTTGCCTTCAGCCTCTAGGCGAGTCACATAGGCTTGATTTGCCCGTGCAGCAGCTGTGTATTCTTGCTGTAATCCTGCCAACCCAGACTTTTGATAGTCCATTGCTTGCTTGGCACGGTCTTGCTGAGATTGCATACTGGCCAGTTGCTTAGTTGCACCATCAATATCACGTTGATACTTCAAAAACTGTTGAGCAACATCGGCAGTATTGCCCTTCAACTCAGCTTGTTTGGCTTTTAGGGCGTCAATCTTAGCCTGTTGTGACTCAATGGACTTCCCCAAGCCGTCATACTTAGCTTGAGCAGCGCCAACTGCATCACCAGCAGATTTCATCTCCGCTTCTTGAGCTTTCCAAGCATTTTGACTTGAACGAACAACCGCTGTTAATGATTTGACGGATTCGCTTGCCGACAACAGATCAAGGGCAATCTTGGTGCTCATTGTTGCATTAATTTGTTGTGCCACTTCAATCACCCTTTCTCTTGGTATTGTTGCCACATGATTGCCGGATCAATTGGACGATCTTTCTTATCCTTGGCAGACATCATTTCCAGCATTTCAAAATAATCAGCATCATCAAAATCCTGCATTGACCAGTGGAAATACATGACTGCTTGCTTTTTCATCCATCTAAAGTCCTGTACCTGATTTTCAAGCTCATAAACTTTGACGGCTGGGTTAATCTTTGCTTTTGCTGGCATCCTGCTTCTTGGCAGCTAAGTCAATATCCTCATCACTCATGCCCATCATGCGTTCAAAAGTGTAATTAACTACTTGAATAGTGTCGGCAAATTCTAGGTCCCCAAGTTTTTCCGTTTCTTGCTTGTTCAGATTTAAAACTGTTGTCAAGAAATCGATTGAGTCATGCAGCATATCGCGCTGCATCTTAATAATTTCTACCGGTTCCATATCGGCAACATCGTCTGCCTTGGCCATGAGCAGTTGCAGATCGTACATCTTTTCCATGTTCCGATTGGTTGTCTTGACTTCATGTACACGATTGCTAAGTTGACTAACTTTAATTTTCATCTGTAATACCATCCTTTGTGTTTGATAAGGTCGCTGTGGTGAATCGGACACCACCAAGTTCACCAGAAAGCGACTTTCGAGCATAAAAAATAGCGCACGTTCGTGAGCCATTCATCAGTTGTTGCTATAAAATTGTGTCAGATTGCGTCTGTCAGCACCGGCTTATTTGCCTAATGAGGGTGACAGTACATATCCGCCAAACACTTCTTTGTACATGTTGGCTTTATCAAACTTGCTATCAAGATCGCTATAAATCTTGTACGGCTGATTATTAAAGGCCATAGTAGAAAGTGCTGTGTAAGTTAAAGTGTCATCTACGCGTTGTTCTGCTGCTGCATCTGTTTGGATATTCGCGGCCGTTTCGGTCATGATGCCATCACCAAAGCCATAATAGACAAAGTGCGCCCTGTCGATAGTTTGCGTGGTAATAAGTAAGGCCACATGAGCCTTCACATTCTCATCGGTCCAACCGCCCTTTTTATCACTGACAAACCCTTTGATTTGCTGCTTAATTTGGTAATTCAAGTTGTTAATATCCAAAGCCACTGTTGGTTCTGAAGTACCAACCATAACGTCTTGGACGTTGTTGTTGCCATAGGTCTTAGCAATCGTGCCTGCTAAGCCTGTAATATTGGCAGTTTTAGTACCTAAATCTTTGTGATCGACAGTATATAAACCGTCTGTGCTTAGTCCTGTATCAGCGCCACTAATTAACTTTTGCTGTGCATCAACCAGAGCTAGCTGAATTTGATATAAACCTACTGTTGCCATTTGAATGCCTCCTAAATATTCTTTGTTCTACTGAAATAAAATGTGTTAAAAAGTTGCTGTGTGTCTGGGTCTAATGTTCGTTGCCTGACGGCCGCTACCTGCCAATGCTGATGAGTAAAAGCCTTCATCATGGCGATCTCAATGATTTCGGGATCAGAATCAAGCAATTGCGAGTACCAAATCTGTACTTCTACTTCCTGATTCAGCGCCCAGAAATCGTTGTCACCATGTGCAGTTGGATCATTAGCAGCATCAGTAATCAAAACGACTGTTTTTTCCAGACTATCGACTAATTCTTGTGGCAAATTGTTGCCTTCAACTGCATCAATACTGGCAATCCCGGCTTGGCTAAGCATTGTTACCGCATCATCTACGGCGCTCATTCATCCCCACCACCATTCGCTTTGGCAATCATTGCCTGATATTTCTCGGCTTCAGCGGCAAATACAGCATCTTTGGCATCGTCACGGGCATTATCAACAAAATGGTCAGCACGAATATACTTGGTGCCATCATTCAAGAAGCCTGCAATGAATGCTTTATTGCCAAAGCCAACTGTTGAACTGCCATTATGGTCACCGTCAATATCTCCAACAGCACTACTGATGTCCTCGCTCAGATGTCCATACTTACCGCCGTCTCCCTTAGTATTTGGGTGTTTTTCTTTGGTGGTCTCTGCTAGTTTCTTGGCGTAAACATCAGCACCAGCCTTGGTAATCTTCTCTTGGTCAGATACAGAAAGCTGTGCGGCCTTTGATACTTGCTTAAGCCATTGGCCAAGTGCCTCATCCATGTCCAAGGTCATGCCCCCTTAGTTGTTTTCGTGAGGGTCAGATAGTCATAACGAATAGCATCATTGCTGTCGTCAGGGGACACATCAGCAATGTCATACACAATGCCACCGAGACGTGCCTGCTGCTGTGCAGCGTTCCTATCATCATGTCGGGTGATGATCGTGATTGAATTATCCAAACGTGTTCCCACAAGCGTGTACTGCTGGGTGAGCGTCCGTTTCTGCTGTTTGAAATGCAGGCTATAATCCGGAACAAAGCTGGTGATATTAATGCCGGCACCAGTCTTGTGTGATTGTGGAGAGCCGAGATCAACCTTGCGGCTGAAATCACTCGGTTTGAAATTAGCTGCCATCAGCATCACCACTGTCTGAATTTTCCGGCTGATTGGCCTGCAAATGGAGTAACATCATCAGAACTCCTTGTGATAGTCCGTTTTCGAGAGCACGATCATAATATTGCTGTGTAACCATTGTCTTAATGGCAAGTTTTGCAATCGGATCGGATTCATCGAGAACTCCTACAGAGCTTGTTACTACCCCCGTAGCACCAGCAACCAAATTTGTAATGGTTGTCTTTTCGGCATCATCAAGATTAAGTTCTGCCATTAGGTCAGCAACAATATCAGGTTGAAAGCTGTCATCATCAGCCATTACTTCATCTCCTTCATTGGCCGCCTGCCAGTTGATCAGCAAACTGTTTCTTTCATAGGCGACCTTTCAAATTATTTGCCTGCGCTAGCTGCTGGGAAGTTTGCTTGTTGGTTAGCAATTGCGGAGAACGATCCAGCCACAAAGGCATCAGCATCAGTTGCTTGTACATCAAAGCGGTCAATGACACGCAACTTTGTCTGATCACGTTCAAACGCTCCAGCACCGATATTGGTAACAACCAAACTCATCTGTTGACGGTCAAACAGTGTGGCAGCCTGAGAAAGATCGCCATAATATAACGGATAAACTGGTGCAACAGAGGTGCCTGCGCTTGGCAGCCAACGGTCAGAGATGACAACGACCTGATGGCCACGAATGCTGTAAGGCATATCAGGAACAACGTTGGCCTGAATGAGATACTGGCCCATGGCGTCCTTGACCTTTGCCAGCTGTGCAAACCCGCTAACATTGGTCATCAAAACCGATGTTGACTGGATAGCCGGATCAACAGCTGTGTAGATCATATCCAAGATGTCGTCAAACTTAGCAATTGTTGGCTTCTTAGGAGCGTTGTTCATTGCTGAAATGATGACGCCGTTGCGCGTCACAACATCCTTACGAGAAACAAATTGTTCAATCCACGCTTGAATATTTTGATCGCTGTCATTAAGCAAAGTATTCGGCATTGTAGAAATACCGGCATACCGATGAATGGTGTATTTGATTTGTTTCAACTGTGGATCATCGTTGTCACCAATAACCGCATTCTCATCATCAAGATTTGCCAGTGGTGTGATTGTTTCAAAAGGCTCATACACGCGTGAACCAGTAGGGGTAGAAACGTTCTCAACCTGGACGTATTGTTCAAGAGACGCGTATTGTCGTTTTAGTTGATTGATGTTGGTCTGAATATCAGGCGGGATCGTCAGCCCTGCATTGGACTTATCACCGTCAGTATTGCCTGAAGTGACCAAATCCGTAATCCGCTTCTTGCCCGTAGCCAAATCAACAAAATTGTGGACAAAGTCTTGGGCCTCAGACGTTTTATGAATGATGCTTACCTTTTTGTCGGTAATGTCAGTTGGCTTTTCTGCCTCTGCTTCAGCTTTAGCGTCATCCAGCGCTGACTTTGCGAAGTCTCGAGCGGTCTTAGCAGCCTTCAAATCATCCGTTACTTTCTTAACGTCATCTTCCGTATAAGAAGACGGATCAGATGCCAAGGCAACCGCCATCTTTTGCGACTTGTCTTGCAAATCAGTTACCTTTTGTCCCGCTGAAATCCATGCGGTGTTTAAATCGTTTACACTAGCCATTATTTGGCCTCCTTATTTTTAATGCCTAACAACAAAGCCAGCTTAGGATTAATGGTTTTCTTTCCATCATCCTTAGGCTGGCTTTCAGTTGGCTTATTTTGTTGACTGTTTGCTTTCGCCATTAATGATTTAACTCGGTGAATCATGTCAGTTGTTAGTGGCAAAACGCTGTTTGTAACTGCTGGTGCTGTATCAAACATAATGTCATCGGCGAATCCTTTTTCAACAGCCTCTTTGGCATTGATCCATGTCTCGTTAACCATCATGTTGTACACATCACTTGGACTCATACCGGTTTTTGCTACATAAACATCAACCAATGATTGGTCAATACTGTCTAACGATTGGCCTGCTGAATTTAATGCATCAACATTGCCGTTTGCTGACGTTGATGCTCTGTGAATCATCAGTTGAGCTGTTGGTGCCATCTCGACTTTATCTCCCGCCAAGGCAACCACTGATGCTGCAGACGCTGCAAGGCCAACAATATTGGTAATGATGCTACCTGAATAATTCTTGATGGCTGTTGCCATCTCGCTACCAGCAAATACATCACCGCCCGGGCTATTAATTTCCAAAACAACGTCCTGACCGTTTGCCTTTGACAATCCGTCTGATAAATCAGATGGGGTGACTGTCTGGTAACCAAAGAATTGATAAATGTCAGCATCATCCTCGCTTGAGATAACGCCCTTAATTGGTACCGTTACTGCCATTCGTATCACCTCCTTTAAGGTCCGACTCCGCAGGCATATATTTAGGCGTATCAGCCGGCAAGAAACCGACATGTCGCAACAAAAAGTCGGATTGGTTGCCAGAAATCGCGCCGTTTTTTACGGCACCCCCAACGGCTGCTAAATAGCTGCTCCGATCCTGATCAATGGCCGGCTGAATATCGATTTCAATAGCAGCCGAGAATTTCTCATTTAACTCGCTAGCAATAGCCTGTGCATATCGGTTGAGACTATTCGCATACATGCCCTCAATCATCGATAAGGATGACTGCTGGTCACCTTGACCATTCAAGTAGCTGTCAGGAATGTTGTAGACTTTCGCAATCTGCTTGCTTGTCCAATCTGTCGATGAGAGCAGCTTAGAGACGTCCGAGTTTAGTTCCAACGGAGCATATGTTGTCAGCTCATCAAGTACGACTGGACCCTTATTCGAGGTTGCTTGAGTCATGAATCCTGCCGACAATGCCTGCTTTTCTTTGAGACTTAATGCCGACCCATTCTTTGCAGTCAACGTTCCGTTCGAAGTAATGGCCTTTGACAGTGCCGATATTGTCAACCCATTGGCACTGTTTTTGATGTTCAGCTCGTTTTGCAGAGCTAATAGCGGTGACCGGCCAACCTCTCCACCATTTCCAATGCCGAGCAGTCTAAGATGAATCATGTCTGACTGTGGCACATTGTTCATAACAGAGATGCTTGGTTCATCAAAAGAAACGTTGTAAGTGAGTCCAGTGCCATCGCTTAAAAGAAATACAGATACTTGAGACGGGCGCAAATATTCAAGACGAACGGGCTGACCGGTAAGCTGGTTGCGCCAAATATACGCATAGGCATTCCCATCAAGTAGCAGTTGTGCCGCCATTGACTGCCAAAATGCTTGCCGGTTAGTGGTTGCTGATGGGTGATCAAGAATCGTTTGTGTTCGTGGCTGTCCTGCTTGCATATAACAGGTTGCCAAGTCAGCGGACAATTGATAAATGGTTGCATAAAGGTCTGAGTTGAGCATAGCTTTCCGTGCGGATACATAAGCGGCCGGATCAACCATTAAGCCAGTCATTATGTCGCCATCGGCTGATTCAAGCACACTCTGATATTGCGGTGCAGCACGATTAGTTGCTTTGTTATTTAGAAATCCAAAAAGCACCATCAGTCACCTCCTTTCTTGGCCTTGCTGATCACGATCGCTGTTGCTACCAATAACATTCCCAAAATTACTTGTCCGACTAATGGACTGACTGAGAATGCGGCATACACTAGAACGCCAAACCCACATAAAAAAAGAACCGTCTCAATATTTGCAAAGAGAAACAGTCCTGCCACTTTCAGAGCTTTACTAAATTGTTCAACCAACGGCATCACCTCCAAACCCAAACTGGCCGTCTTCGATCATTTTTTTGAACTTCTTGGGCGTCATCAGTTCAACTTCTTTGGTGCGGTCATTCGCTATTCCGTAATCCTCGAAGTGATACATGCCTTGATAAAGAGCGTCAATTAAGGCATCAACCACATCGATTTTCAACGTTGCTTTGGCCTTATCGACTTGAATTCCGACCTTATCTTCATAAATCTGGGCATTAAGCAATGCTTTTTCCATGATTTTGTCGTCTAATCTAGTGATTGATTTCTCAATAAACATCGTTTGCAAAAATTTAGTCGGGTCTTTCAGCTCGCCAGTTCTTTGCTTGACCGGCAAAAGATTCCAGCCAGAATTAAGTTCTAACTGTTTAACCATGCGTGTGGCACCCATTGCATCATAGCCAAAGCACATGACATTCAACCGGTGCTTCTCAACAAAATCAATCAGCCATGTATACACCTGATCATCATTGATGATGCCTTGTGGATGGCTAGTGATTGTGCAATAGCCTTCTTTTGCCAACTCTCGATAGGCAATGCCGTCTTGCTTTTCCTTGGCTTCAATTGATCCAGCTTTTTGCCAAGGAATAAACGAATGTTGAGCAATGTACCAGTGTTTTCCATCGCTATCCTCATAAGGAAAAACAAAAGCAAGCGCAGTGTTATCGCTGAACATCGAATAGTCAAATCCGATATAAACATCACGACCATCAATTTCAAAGCTAGGAATGATTGCGTGTTCAACGTCTGCTAGTTTCAAGTAACTATCTGATGATTCTTGAAGCCACATATTCAGATTCTTGTTCTGAAAATCTCCAATATTGTTTGAGAGCATGTCACTGTCACGTTTGTCCACCAAGCCTTGCATTAACACTTCTCTTTGATCAGGCAAATCCAATAGTGGATTACTCTTAACCCAAGTTTCGGGCTTGAACGTCTCATTAAGACTGTCTTGCGCCCAAATAAGTCCTAAGTACGTATCAGCATCTCGTTTGTAATCCTGTTCCATGGCCTGCTGTATCATTTTCTGATCTTCATGAAACGGTACTCCGGGCTTAGGATAAGCTGTTGAAATCTGGATGAACTGGCGATTCTTCACTTTGACTTGTCCAGATATGATTTTTGATATCTTATCGCGGCTTTCGACTTCTCCGATTTCATCAAAAATGGCTGTCGTAAAATGATAGCTATCATATTGGCCCGATTCATGGCTTATTGGGCGTAACACGTTATTGTTGTTACGCATAAGGATCTGGTCTGACTGAATACTATGGGTATCCAAGCCAACCTCAGCCGCAAGCGACCTAAAAGGCTCATTAGCAATGATCTTTTTCATCATTCCTTTGATGTACCCATATATTTTCCCGGTTTGCTTGTAATTAATCGATGCTACTAAGAAATCTTGGTTAGACAATCCCAGCGATTCAACTAAATATGAGTAACACGCAATGATCGACATCATGTACGTCTTGCCTTGACCACGTGCAACACTAACAATGGCACGACTGAACCGTTTACCACCATCTTGATTACGCCAGCCGATAAGTTGAGACAATATAAAAGCCTGCCAAGGCATAAGCTTGGTAGGCTCTCCGGTATCGACATCCGGGCAAATAGCGGCGAAGTTTAAAATGTTGCTAACCTTGTTTAAGTCGTAATTGAACGGGAAGCTATGGTCACCTTCTAGCGAACGCTTTAGGTCTTGTATGTGCCTGAAGGCCGCAAGTTTAATTAGATATCCGGCTTGCTGTTCACCGCTAAGAACGCTTAATGCATAAGCTGTCCCCGGGTCCCTAAAGGTACTAATAACTTCTTCAAAATTTCCACGCTGATAAGCCCCAATAACGTCATGGGATTGTGTTAAGTCAACTCGGTTCACCTAACATCGCCTCCTAAGAACTTCTTCATCTCGGCGACTACATCAGGCTTCTTGTCAGGCGGCTTAATTGTTGCAAGATCTGCACGGCTCTTAGGTGACAGCCCCAGTTGAATGCCAATCGCAGTCATTTGCTTAGAAGCGTCATTATATATGGCTGTGGCGGGATTGCGCTTATATCCCATGAAGTCTTTTCCAACAACGTCTCCCGCACTATTTTGAACACTCCTGTATATGGCTTGCTGAACACCATCCTTTTTGATCGACTCGTATGCTTCTCGGTAAATCTCATAGGCACTGCAGTAGTTTTCAACCAAATTAGCATCGATGCGTTCAATCGCTGATTGTTGCTCTAAAACAGGTAGAACACGGCGCCACATTGCTTTAGCGATTCGACCTAAATAAGTTGGCGGTGTGGTCGGAAAATTGCCGTTGTGTTGGTCTTTATAAGCTTTTTTGACGATCTCACCCACCTCCTAACTTCGGGCTGACCCCCCCTAGGTAAAATTTTTGAAAATTTGATTTTGCCACAAGACAACAGCTGGTGTGCGCTCCCCGACTAGAGCCAGTAAGGGGGGGCGTCCAAAAAAATTCGCGTTTGTCATTCTCGCTGCTGGCGGTCAATCAATTCAACTATCCGTTTTACGTCACGCAAATGCCGCGATCCCTTGAGCGCGTTGGATTGACCAGTGCCATAGTACGTTTTCTCCCAAGCTGTCTTGGCTTGGTGGCAGGCCTTGCAGCACGTGACAAGGTTAGACGCATCACTCATGCCGTTAGCATCAGCTTCGATTGGCACCACATGATCAACGATGTTCCCTTGTGTCAGTCTTCCACGTGCTTTGCAGTATTGGCATAGATAGTAATCTCGATCAAGCACCAGTTGACGAAGGTGCTTCCATTGTTGTGTTTTGTAAAACTTGTACTGTTCACGCTTGCTGACTGAACGATTGCGTGTGATGTGGTTGTACTTCCAATAGTCGCGCTTCTTTTCGTCTGCTGCAGCTTCAAATGACTTGTGCTGCGCGCAGTAGCGTGCCGGCCACTCCACAACGTTGTGGCAGCCAAGTGCACGGCAGCGATGTACTCTAGGCATGTGTGTCACTCCTCATGTAATCCGATGACGATTGCCAATCCGATAAGCAGTGTCATCACAGCAATCATTACTATTAGCGGCATGAATACTAGCAGCCAACTCCATGCGATCAAGCCGAATAGCTTAGCCAGTACGAATATTAGTGTGAGCAGTAATAGGAAATTGCACATGCTAAATTGCCTCCGTGTATTGTTTGATCTTGTCAACCCGCAAGTCGCACCACGTTTCGTGGGTACCGTTCGCTTTATATACCGTTACGACTGGGAACGATTGATAGCCTTGTTTCCGGAACCGTTCAGTGTCACGCTCGTCGGCTGTGATGGTTGACACCGGCATGACCTGCTTTAGCTTCATCGCTGTGTGGCGACACTTTTGACAGCCGGGTTTAACATAGACAATTGCCTGCATGTGTTTTTCTTGCCACGTTAAATCTTCAATAATCAATTGCTCGGTTCTACTAACGTAGCCATAATCTAATCGTTTCATGCCTGACATGGTTTCACCGCCAACATAAACGAAAAACCGCCGTGATATTTGCGCTTGCCACGAAGACACTTAGATACAGTGCTCCGGTCTAGTCCAAGAAGTTTAGCGGCTTTTCTTGCACTTTCAAAGAAATAGTGATGCCCTGAACTCGTCACCACGTAGATTGGACGTTCAAGCGCTTTCGCTACGCGTTTGTTGCGGGTACCGTACATGTCGTTATAAAGCGCTGAGCACCATTCAAGATTTGATACCACATTGTTTGTCTTGTTTTCATCTTTGTGGTTGACCTGCGGAAAATTGTCGGGGTTATCTAGGAACGCCTCAGCTACCAAGCGGTGAATGAGCTTGCCTTCAACGTCTCCGTCTCGACATAGGCTGACCTTGAGATACCCCTTGCCGTTTAAACTACCAGCGAGCACCGTTCCTTTTATGCGGCGTCCTTGTGCGTCTTCGCGATCAAGGCTTCTTACTCTTCCCATATTGCTAACTTGGTATAAGCCTTCATATCCTTCAATGTCTTTCCAAATCTCACGTTCTTCTTTAAACATAATAGATCGCCCTCGTGTCATGATCTGAATATTCAATTAGCTCAAACGTCTTATGAGCCACAACTCCAAGATCATCTGTCCATTTATCAGTCGGTTTTCTCGTGGACATTTGTCTTTGCACAAATCCCCCAAGGTCTTTACTCATTTCTGAATGCAAGTGCCCAGTTATCAGTTCGCGGTTCTGTGCCGTTCCCAGCATGAATCCAAACTCGTCTAAGTATTTTGCAAGGTAGTTATTCTTGCCCTTGTCACCATGAGTGGCACCAATGAAGTTGTGACCGAGCATTGTGCCTTTGTAATGCTTCAGTGATATATCCCAAGTGATGTTTTTCTGGTTGCTGTAGGCGCGTTTCAATAGACGTGCAAACATATATCCAACTGACGGGTCGTGGTTACCTGGCGCATACATGACCTCACACTCATTGGCATTCTTAATAATCGCTTCAATCAGTGTCTCGAAGTATTGTTCCATTTCGTTCACAGTCTCGCCTAGGTCAGTTGTTTCGAGCTGTGTGCCCTTTGCTGTGGTTGAGTTGATATTGTCCACGTGAGCAAGATCGCCGCCCAGAATGAGCAATATTTTGGCGTAGTGGCCGCGTTGAATGATTTCTAGTTGCCGTTTAAGAGATTCCGCATAGACGTCGAATGTGTGACCGTTGAAATGCGTGTCAAATGCAGGAATGACCAGATAGCGATCTGATTCCACAAAAATAGGAGCCTTAGCTTGGTATGGCTCCTTGTGTGTGATGATGTCATTCATCAATGATTCGTATTGTTCTGCTTCAACTAGCGGCCTGATTTGTATCTTGCTTTGATACAACGTTGCTTCAGGCGTTTGCTTCCAGAAGTTGCTTGTAGCACGTACAAGCTCCCACTTGGTGTAATCATACCCGTGAGCTTCCAGAACCTCTCTAGGCGTCATTTTGTGGCCCCTGACAACCTTTAGAATGGTTTCACTGGACTGTGTACCGTCTGAATCGTATTCATTCTTGACTGGTTTTTGGAATTCAATGCCAAGCCGTCTTGCTTTTCCCTGAAGCGCATCATAGCTAATCCCGAGCTTGTCTGCCGCCTCTCGTCTGGTAAAGCCTTCAGAGGCGAGCTTCCTAATGTCACTAATTTGTTCATCTGTCCACTGCATCTACTCGCCTCCGAAAATATAATGTCCGTGAGCAGTTTGATGACGCTGCTCACATTCTCATGAAGAACTTCCCGAGTTCTTAAGCCCTCGGATTAGGCCCCGAAAGCTTTTTTGTTGCTTAAAAAATTTCGATGAGTTAGAATTAAATTGTTCCCAACAGATATTCATTTTCACTCCTTTGTAATACCCTTTCTTTAGGCTCTCGGCCCCCAACCGAGGGCTATTTTAGTATCTTCTATAAGGAATGTGCTAATATATATATGTGAGCAGTGGCCTTTCTCCTCCAAGTCAACCGCTGCTGCTCACACAAGTATTCCGTTTTTTCATTCTTTTGGCCCTTGGACTGGTCTCTGAGGGCTTTTTTGTTGCACAAAAATAGCACCTCACATGAAGTGAAGTGCCATAGTCTGGCGCCTGCTCCTAGGGTTTACCGGACTTGGTCCCTATGTGAGAGGCGGGAATCGAACCCACATATTGTCCGTCTGATGACGGGGCGCTTTTCCACTTAGCTGCTCTCACTACTTGCTGACACGAATCCTAGATACCGCGCTAGGCCGCTAAAGGCAGATCTGTCATCCGGTGTAAGCGTGTCTTCTTACACTGGCCATTTTTTGCTCGCTCGCCCATTGTCAGCTAGGGTCATCGCAAGCTGTGTCCGGTCGCTAAACTGGACAATGTGGCATGCGGGAATCGAACCCGCCTGACTATCTCAGCCAGTCCTCATTGCCACGCCTTGCCACAGCTTTATCATCACTGAGGCTCGGAGGAAAAATGCGGTGTCTCAGGTTTCTCACCTTTGGCACAATACCATCATATGACGGAAAAACAGTTGAAATGTCTCACAAAGGTCTCATCTCGATTTCAACCAATGGACAAATCTCAGCGAATGCAATTAGCGCTTCACGTTTTGTTCGATAATACTGGGCTTTTGATAAAAACAGCTTGTCCATTATTTGCTTGTCACTATATCGTTTGGTTAAGTAACAGCTTGTTAGTATAAGCCGATGATTCTCTGATTCTAGAGATTCAATGGCACCTTCACAGCACGCTATATAGTATAGCTCGTCAGCGTGCGATACGAGCTTTTCCTCGGATTTGTTTCCATAGCTAGGTGACTTGGGCATGCCGTCCATCACGGGGCTTCTGAGCGCTATTTTGGTGCGTTGAGCGAGCCGCTTGTGATGCCAGTAGTTCCCCAAGACCTCTTTGGCGTTTTCAATTGTTTTGTCATGATCAATTGGGCTGAAATATCTCGTTGCTCGCACCGCTGCGTCCACTCCTTATGGTATGATTTGTTTGGGTTTGTAGGATAAGCGTGCCTTCGTGGTGCGCTTTTTTGATGCCTTAAACGTGCGTTCAACATGTGCGTTTGCTATACTGTCATTGGAGGCCAACTCCTAATCTTTGATTCCATTCACTCTCAATCGTACGTTTGGCCTCCGGCGCGTCCTTCATCAGACGCGCTTTTTGTTTCCCTGAAAAGCGGCAGACCATTGTTTAATCGTGGTAGCGGCCGCCTTAAAGACTGGATAAAGTGCTTTTACGAATCCGTCCATGCTGTGCTCATGTTTCCTACGCTCATACCTAATACGTGCTCGCATTACCGCTCGATGCCGATCATTCATTTTCTTCATCTCCTTTTCCAGTTAGCCCACATCCACATTGCAGCGCCTGAGATTAGCAGCATTACGGCAATCATTGCTTTCCCTCCAATAGCTGTTTGTCTTCAAAGATGTTGCCAATGTGACGTACTCCTAATCAAATTTGATTGCTGGCATGTTCAGGTGCTCAATCAAGCCAAGGCGTTCCAACCGCTCATAGTTGAGACGCTCGCAGTATAAATCTGCTTCGTACTGAGACCTGAATTCCTTGATTTTGGTTTCACCATTGCGGCCCACAATCTTGAATTTCATTTTTTTATCCGTCCTATCCAGTTGGCTCATTTCTCCGCCTCCAATTTCACGATTTCGCCGGTTTCCTCTACTTTCCAAGCACCTAGCACCCATGCAAGGGCGAAGGTGTCCTCATGTTCAAACGTCATCCATGGAGATAAAGAAACTACTGCGGCGTAGCTCATCGCTCCGGATAGAGAGAATTTTTTGTGTTTGAGTTTTACAATCACATCGCCTACCGCTTTCGGAATAACCGGCAGATTATCTGGAAACGCGGCGTCATATCTGGCACGCCATTGTTCTGAACCGTGTGACATGTCAGCCATTAATGCGTTGAACACGTCTTGCTTCGTCTCATTGCTCATCGTCAGTCACCTCTTGGCCATTAATTAATGGTGAAAATGCCATGGCACCATAATCTATTCCGCCTTCATGATAAATAGTCGGCTCAAGTTTCCCAGATTCACCTAAAGTAAGCATGATCTTTGGCTTCATGGCCTTTAGAATAAGGCCACGATCGTTTTCACTGATAGGGACGTCTGGAGCGTTAACAAACCTGATGAAGCCGTCATGTTCATTAATCATCCACAATCGTTCAATAAAATCAGTGTTTACATAGTCACCGCTGTCTAGCTTAATCATCATCGTCAGTCACCTCCAACTGTTCCTTGTTGTAATCGATGATGCGTTTATAGTTGTTGTTCGCCTGCCACGCGCAATCATACAGGCCACACAGATCAAGTTTGTTGATCGCATTGTTCGCGGCATCGATGGCCTTTTGCGCAGCGTCTATGTCGGCTTTATTCGTCATCGCTATCACACCAGACTTTCTCGCAGTCGCCCAGTCCGTAGTGCTCAATCTCGGCGTCAGTGAACCATTTCTTGTCGGTAATGCCTTCTAGGTAGTAAGAGTCACCCGCGTTGCAATATTCATCGTCAACCTTATAGAAATAGCTATCGTCCGTATGTGGCACCTTGACGATGTACTTCTTCTCCTTTGCCACGGTGTAGCCGTTCTTGATCGCTTCAATCAATCTCTTGATGTCTTTTTTATATCTTGAAGTGAATAGATATTTAAATGGATCATAGACGTCCACATACGTATTCGCATTAAGCAACGATTCGATCGCTTGTGCCTCGTTCGGACTGACGGCCACCTTTTCAGGTTCCTCAACGAGCGTGACAACATGGCCACCGTGCTCATTAGCCACTTGTTCAGCCTGATACTTGCTAGGCGTTATAGGGGAATCTGAGATATCTAATGTCCAGAAACCGGAATTATCAAAAAATTCCCAGTATTTTCCTTCATCGTTCTTAACCGCGTACAGTTTTTCTTCGCTCATTTTTCGTCCTCTTTTCGATATACATAGTTATTAATATGATTGGCCAATTGTCCCAGTGGGATATCGCATTTATTTAATGGCACTAGTTTGTAGTCCACATCTTCATACTTGACGCCTACAACCTTGCCAGTTGCTTTGCTGATGTAGATGTCATCGAACGTGTTGTCTCCTGTTTTCATTAGTCGGCCTCCTCAATTTGAACGATTGCTTTAAATATTGGCAGTATTTGCTGTGGCACTACCGCATTGCCTAACGCTTTAAGTCTGTCCACCCCTTCGGAAATCCCATCATCGTTTCTTGGAATTCTGCGGCTTGTACTGGCGAGTACTCGAGCGCCTGAAGCAAGTATGTGTCGCGCATTGTTCCAGCGTGCCGTTTGCCCTTCTTCGGCATTAGTCCACGGTGCAAGCTTCCGATCACGTCCGCTTTGTTTACCTTTTTCCACGCGAACCCATCGCTTGCTGTCGGCGTGGGCAACAATGAATGTCCTAAGCCTTTGATGTGGGGCGCCAACGGCCAAAGCTGGAAGTACAAATGACCGCGCTTGGTAGCCCGCACTTTCCAAATCAGAAAGCGTTCTGTCGAGTTCCATGTTTGCGAAGTTAGCAACATTTTCTCCAACAACCCAAGTGGGCCAGATTTGCTTGATAATTCTAAACATCTCCGGCCAGAGGTCGCGGTCATCTTCCGTGCCTTTTCGCTTCCCGGCAATACTGAAAGGCTGGCAAGGGAATCCTCCGGAAACAATGTCAATTGAGTCAGGGCTGATTCCTGCATTTGTGAGTTCTTCTCGATCAAGTTTTGTCACGTCCTTAAAAAGTGGCACATCTGGCCAGTGCTTCTGTAAAATCGCGCGCGGGTAGTCTGCGTACTCACACAAACCGCCCACTTCAATTCCAGCCATTTGTTCAGCCAATGCGATGCCACCGATTCCTGCAAACAACTCTAGCGATCTCATTAATTGGACCCCTAATGTGTCTGTGCTGACTTCACAGCCTGATCGGAATAGTCCTTGATGCTCTGTGCGTCTTTGATGGCCTGTGATAAGTCATTGTTTGCCTGTTTGGCGGCTTCTAACTTAGATGTAAGGTCATTGATGGTCTTCTGCTTAGCATCTACCTCAGCCTGTTTCTGAGCGACTGCTTGCTGGCCTTCAACGATCTTTTGCTGAATCTGGGCATCTTTGCTTGCCATGTCGTTGTCGTATTGCTGTTTTAGGGCCGCATACTGTGCCTGCGCGTCAGACAACTGATGTTGCAAATCGGACAAGCTAGATTGTGAAGCGTTGATCTTTGCCGTCAATTTGTCGATATTGTTTTTAGTCTCCACGATGTTCTGGTGACCTTGCCAAACATTGTCGGCAATGGTGGTTGCACCGGCCCCGAACATAAGTCCTGCTAAAACAGTTACTGTAAATGTCAATTTTTTATTCATGATTTTTTCTCCTTAATTTTTAAAGTTGTTCTTCCGTGAATAGTCCTGTGTGATAGTCATAGCGTGCAATCGTGAGTAGTCAGGTTTCGTCCTCTACTTTCCTGATAATCAGTGGTTCCGGAATATCGACTTTAATGTCATCACCACGGGTGTTGCGTGCCTTCTTGTGCTTGGACATGTTCTCGTTTATCCAGCGGACACACCTAGATTGATACTTGGCTCGGTAATACTCGGTTCCTGTGTTTAAACCTGCTACTGCGTACATTTGTGTGCCTCATTTCACTCTTTATCACGATGATACTTTTCCAAAATTGGCTTGAAATATTTTTCTTCAGCATCGCGCCGTGCTTTAATGGCGTCCTCTTTCTTTGCGAATCCAGAGTCCAAAACAAGGACGCCCTTAAAATATAGACGCGCTATCCACAATTGCCTTGGCCCTTTCCAATAAACACCTTTTACACCGCTTTTATTTGCTGATGATATTTTGTCGTTCAACGCTGATAATTTTGTATGTTCCTTTAAATCGTGGGTTCGACTCCACTTATGAGCTTTTTCCAGGTTCTCACGGGAAATACTGGCTTGGAGACAACCACAAGATTTGGTATATCCTGATTTTAGAGAGCCCGCTCGAACGAACACGGTATTTCCACAGTCACATTTACACTCCCAAACACGATGTCCGTGATCCACATACCCAGCATCTTTGATTGCGACCAATCGGCCAAATCTCTGCCCAGTTAGATCAATTCTTGCCAACTCAATCACACCTCCTTAATCGATCTCTTCTGCTTCAATCTCAACACGTGGTTGATCGCTGTACCATTTGCCAACATGGATTTCGACTATTTGGTTGTCGTCTTCCCACAAAATGCCGGTAAGCGCATCTGATACAGACTTGTAGTAGTTGTCTACATCCGGCTTAACTGTTGGCCTAACTTTGCCTTCTTTTTTTCGCCTTATTAAGGCCTTACTTCCAGACTTTTGGAGCGGACGGTATATTTCCATTGCCACCCTTATTGGGCCGCTTAGAGGCTCAATATTTAGTTCTGACGCCACGCTCTTAACGTGCTGCTTGTAGTTTCTTGATTTAGTCGGGTCGTAAGCATGACCCATTCGCGTGAACCTCGGCCGTCCTTGTGGGACTGGGTTACCAGGTATCGTTAGCCTTATCACGCTGGCTTCACGTCCTTATGCTCAATCATGCTTTTGCCTCCTCAAAATTTTTGCTTCGGTAAGTTCACATTTAGCTTCTTCAGATATCCCCGCCAAATGTCGTATGTGTTTTGGCAGTATGCTCGCGTTACTGGATCGGTTTCTTTTGTCGGTAAATATGCACTAGTTTCTCCATAATATTCTGACTCAGCCGTCTCTAACGCATCGACCAATGTCACGTACGCCCATTTGTACCAAAACTTCTTCATAGCAGTATCGGCTTGTTGCGCCTTTTTTAGATATTCCGTGGCTTCATCAAGCTGCAGAATAACGAACAGCGAGTATTGATAATGCCCCTCCTGCATATACGCATTGAACTCTTTAAGTGTCATAGTTGGATAAGCCATTTCAATACGCCACCTTAAACTGCAGCTTTGGTGCGAAGAAATTAAAATCAATGCTACCAAGTGCTCCTTCACGATTTTTTGCAATTGTTAAAGTCACAGTACGGATATCTGATTTTTCGTTCTGCCGATCACTGTTCCAAAGGAATCCAACCGCATTGCTATCTTGTTCAATTGATCCCGACTCTCGTAAGTCTGACAGTACCGGTTGCTTGTCCTGACGATTCTCAACACCTCGTGATAATTGACTAAGCAAGACAATCGGGATACCAAGCTCGTTGGTCAGCACTTTAAACTGCCGCGTGATCTCTTCTATTTGCAGGCGGCGATCAGGCTGTCCACGAACACCGATCAATCCAAGGTAATCCACGATGGCAAGATAGCCTTTTTCCGCTTCTGCGGCTCGCTGACGCATTGTTTTGACGATCTGTGGTAATTCCACCTGCTTGTCGTAAAGCTGCAAGCGATAGTCTTTAAGGACGTTTCCCGCCTTTTCAACCTCAACCTTCTCAGCATCGCTTAGACTTTTCTGCGGGTTGATGAATTTACCAGCACTGATGCCAGTCTTGCAGGCCAACAAGCGGTTGTAGTTTTCTGCATTTGACATTTCAAGCGAAAACATATCAACTGTCAATTCCGGTTGCTGTTTCAAAGCCTCAACGATGAGATTAACCGCGAATGCTGATTTACCGATACCAGGGCGCGCACCAATCGTCAACAAACGTCCCGGCATCAAGCCACCACCCAGAATATTGTTAAGAGTGAAGTACGTTTTAATCCCATTGTCAGCGGCACCGTGTATCATTTTGTCTTCCATGTCTGCTGCCAAATCAGCAATGGTACTTTCAGTTACCGTCTGACTGGCAGCAGTAGCATTCTGTGAGGCAACCATCATCGCGGTAAGATTGTCCTCACTTGGTTCTTCCGAGTACGCTTGTGCTGCTTTAATGAGCTGACTACGGAAATAGTCCCGCTTTAGCTTGCCAACCCACCAGTCAAAACGTGAGGTGCCAAAATCACTGGTCATAATGTATTGCCAATCTGCTGCTGACATCACGCCGGGATGAGCTGTATCGAAACCATCCTGCAATTCCAGCGTATCGACGTCACCTGGCAACTTGTTCATGTAGGCAACTACTGCAGCGTATTGCTGGCTGTTAAACCATTTAGGATCAATCCATTCAGACTTGATGAGTTCCGGCTTCGTATATAGTCCATACATGACATGTGGTTCAGGATTGCTAGGGTCATAAAGTTTTTTTGTCAAGCTTGTTGCCTCCGTTCATCGTATTCAGCAATGTAACGTTTAGCATCTTCTGGATTGATCGGAATACCTTGCGCTTTGATTTCTTCAAGCACTCGTTCAGGACTGTTGTAGTCGATATACATCGCAATAGCAGTTTTCTTGGGATCGAACTTAGGCTTTCGAGCTTCCTGCTCATCTCGTTCTTCCTTTACGATCTCAAGGTAATCGTTCCATGCCTCTTGGTTGAAGAAAGTACTACCGTCTTTGACAAACCGCTTCTCTGTGCCTTTGCTATTGATTAGCTGTCGATAAGCCACAATGCCATCCTGAATTTGTCTGTTGGTAGCAGGGTTCTTCTTTCTACTAATTACCCGTTTGTAAGCAGCTAACGCCGGCTTCTTGCCGATCTTCTTTGGATACAGTTTCCATAGCTTTTCAAAGTCACTCTCTAACGTGCTGGATGCACGTATGTTTTTATTAATACTTGTATTATTCTCTTGCCCGTTTTTGGGCATAGGGTATACCCGTTTTTGGCTATAGGTATTACCATTTTCGGGCATAGGGTCTGTACGAATTTTGATATACCTTTTTTCAATTTCTTTGGTACCGTCTTTGTATTTGACATGACGTTCAATATATCCGCTGTCTTCTAAAGCACGTAGCCATCTTTGTATAGTGGTTTGACCTACCTCGTACAAAGTCATAAAGTACTGATCGCTCGCCCAACAAGAGCCGCTCTTACTGCTGAGTGCCGTGATCTCGCTGTACAGAAGCTTTGCTCCTTGTGGTAGCTGTTTGTCATAGCGCACACCTGCTGGAATGATGGCATAGTAACTAGGGCTTTCATTCATGATCGACACCGCCTTCCTAGAATGGAAGATCATCATCACTGATATCGATTGGCTGACCGTTGTTGGCAAATGGATCGGCTGCATTGGTTTGGTTTGCTTGTGCTTGTGTACCGAAAGACGGATTAGAATTTGAAACAGATGCAGCTTTGCTATCTTTCCAGCGGTGCTGAATCTGCGGGAAATCCGTTGGCTCCCACTTCTTGATATGCGGATAGGTTTTACCGTTGTATTCTTCGTTTTTGACGGTAACTTTAACAGCATGGCCCGTGAAATCTGCAAGCATCGCCGCAAGATCAGCCCACTTCTTATGGTCTGGAATGCCAGCATTTTTGCCAATCATGAATAGGTATCCCATTGCATACTCTCCGGTGTCTTTCTTTGGATATTGGTTGTCGAAGATATGCTTGTTCTGATATTTCTGTGGAACGTCATTGCGTACAATTAGATCAAACTTGATAAACTCACGATCTTTGTAGTTGTCAAATCCAAAGCGGTTAATAACGCATTCATATACACCATCTTGAATGTCGCCATTTCCTTCTGCTGCTTGTGAGTAGTCCATTGTGATAGCCATGTTTTAGTCCTCCTGTTTGACTGATTTTTCCTGATTTCCAAATTTGAATAGCTCGTTAATTGGCACCAACTTTCGATTGTCTAATCTGTTTTTAGCAAAGATTGCATCGGTTCCCTCAAGAATGACGCCACGGCCATCAGTCTTGGGATTAACTACTACGCGTCCTACAACGTCCGTCAGTCCTAATAGTCCGTCACGTACGCTGTCACGAATTGCTGGTGCATACTGGCTGAATGATTGCCCAGTTTCGCTCGTAACATCTCGTGTGTTTTCCCAAGCAGTTACTAGCACGTTTACTGGTGCGTCCATGAAGATCATGGTCATGATGCGGGCAAAGTAATTTGTCCACCTTGAGTAATCCTGAAGCTCGTTGCCAATACCGTTTTTACTGTGCCTACCCATCTCAACAAACCAGTCTTTTTCGAACGCTGAAACGTTGTCGATCACCAGATTGTCATATCCGGAAACACGTTCAGCCAGATTTTTCAGAAATTCTTTCCATTCTTCGCTTGGCTTACTTCGGTCAAATGGTTGCACATCGATGTTCGGTGCACCAGATAGCACTTTTGAACTGTCATCCAGATCTAGCACGAGTGTTTTGCCATTAAGATTGCGGATAGCTGACGTCTTACCGACACCAGGCTTTCCATAAATCAAAACTCGCCAGTTCTTTGTTCGATCAATTGAAGATGCATGTTTAATTGGCTGCATCTACCGCACCCCCAGTCCAATGTTCTCAACCAGTCGCGCATTTGGTACCTCACGGCCAGCTTGTAATGCTTTCTTCAAGTCGGATTTGTTGACCGTCAACGTGGTCTTAATGAACTCTGGTGGCAACTTATTCGGGTCTTCTGGTGCTTCCACGCTCACTGTTCTGCGAGTGTAAATACTGAACAGTGGTGTATGAATGTGTTCACGACCAGTTTCAACCATCGCTTGCGCCAATCGTGATTTGATTGTCGCAGCGTTTTTCTTGGCACTTGTCTTTCGTTCTTGCAAACGCCTGATTTCAGCATCGATTTCTTTGACGTCTGCTTCGATTGATTTATAGACTTTGACATAGCCAACCGCCTTATCATCAAAGTCGCCCTCAACCATTTCCATCGTGTCAGCAATAGCTTTTGGATCAGCCTTGCCACTTTCTGCCAGTCGTTGCAAACTGGTCAATTTGTCTGTTAAGTCGTATAATACTGACATATAATATTTTCCTTTCTATCAGTCGTTGGTCTGGACGCCAGCGGCTTTTTTCATAGCTTGTTTGATAATAAATAGGATCGCATGTGCACCATCTTCTTGACCCATCGCATACGTTTGATGAGGGTCTGTATTGTTCGTCCCATAGTCGGTAGCAACCTTGTGATATGCTGCAATCTGACGGTTAGATTCAGCTAAAATGTGCTCGTATACTTCATTGGTCATCACGTCATCCCCTTAGTTTCGCTAGTCGTGCACGTAGCTTCTCGTTCTCGGCAAGCAACATCTTTGCAATCGGTGTGTGGTTGCCGCGCATAATGTCTAACGTCAATTTGTTGTGTTCGTTCAGTAAATCACCAATGGTACGTTCTGCTTCATTCAATCCACTGCCTCCAATTTCCGCTGTGGCCTAAGCAGTGACCAATGATCACGCCGAAGGCACCACCAATTAGTAAATATTCAATCATTATTTGCCCTTCTCTCTAAGCGACCTTGAAATCTCTGGGAACCATTTGTCGATGAATGTTCTCCACGGGCCGGCGTGAAACATATATCCCTTTTGACCAGGTGGTGGGTAATGGACGATCCTGTCCTCTAACACTTTTCGAAAGCGAGGTACATCGAGAATATTGTTAACGACCCATGTGTTGTTATGTCCTTTGATTAGACTAGCGGCCGTTGTTAGGTCCCAATATTCCATTCCTTCAAGCTGACGTTTTAGTTCTTGGTTCTCCTTGATCAGCTTTGCTTGCTCTTCTGCATCAACTGCCAAATATTTTTTGCTTGAAATCTGCTTATTTTCGACAATTTGTAACAGTTCCATGGCATTTCCTCCTTTCTTTCGACCTCCCCTTGGCAGATAATCAGGTTATCTAGTGATGGAAGGAGGTGATTGATATGAAAAACGCAACTTTGCTTTTTGCTGATGGCTCCCGCCTTGAACTTCATGAAGGTGAAAAACTTAGCGGTGTTTCGTTTTCTGAAAATGCAACTCATCCACGGAACAAAGATCAAGAGTATGAAAAACTGATTTACCCTGAACTTGCTTTAGAGGGCGTTGTTCTGAAGCTCTGGTCTCATCCAGAAGTCGGACTAGCTGAATCTGTTTTTGAAGTTCTTCACAACTATGAGTGGTTTAGGCCATATCACGAAAGTGGTCATTACTATCATTCAAGCGCCGTTATATCTGCTACCTTCAGTTAGCTATGCGTTGGCTTAACGCAACTTTGATGATTCGATCAATCGCTTGTTGGAAAACTTGATCATCATCTGAAAATCCATTTAGGTATCTATGGTCTCTACGTTGCTTTTCTAGATCAGAAATTGCGTCGTCATAGGTACCTTTTTTGTGTTGCTCGATTAACTTTTCACAGTAAGATGCCAACTTTTCTGCCTTTAAAATCTTTAAGTTCAGGCACACTTGAGATAAGCTTTGCTTTTCTTGTTCAGCTTTCATTTAGACAGCCTCCTTTTGTAGAAACTTGTTGATAAAATACTGCTGGCCTTTTCCGGTTACCTTTGGGGTCTTCTGAACTGTTACATGGCCGTCCGAGTGACTGATCGCCGTTTCCTTGACCTCGAACAAGCCTAGCTCCATCGCGCGTTGTGTCGGCGAGTTATAGTCGGCACCAATCCGTTTAATCAAATAGCCTTGCTCACGTAGCCAGGCGAACAACCGCTTGGCACCAATGTCAACTCCGTTCTGTTTGAGCACCTTGGCAAGATCACCGACCAAGATAGTTGTGTGACTTGTGGCTACCGCGTCTGCAAACAACGCTTTAGGCTTCATATCTTCAATCTGTTCAGCCTGACTAGCTGCCAGCTTCAATGCCTCGGCATAACTTCCCGGGATCACATATCCCGTCTTTATCTGCGTCTCCATGCTGTTGAACGCGTTGATGTAACTGATCTTGAACTGAAGTGCCTTCTTACCGGTGAAGCCCATAGCCAGCAATGTAAAACCGTCACGATTCATGTAGTACATTGGATAGCTCTGACCGTTTTGCTCGTTCACGTATGTGCTTTTCATAAACATGTGCTGGGTCTGCTGATTTTTAAGCAGACCCCCAATTGTTGCTAAGACATTACGATGTTCCTTGCCAAACACATCGGCCACGCGGTTGCTACTCGTCACGGCTTGTTTGTTGTGCATGATTACTAATTCGTTCAATGTGTTTCCTCCTTTCTGTTGGCCTCACTCATTAATGACGGCCATTTCGCTGGCTTGGCCTGAGGTACCGATTTGGTACTTCAGGGGGGGTCGTGATTCGCGACTCCCTATTTGAATTGTTGTTATACGTTGCTTCTGGGTGTCATCAATTTGATGACACCTTTTGGCGGCCAATTTTTCGGCTGCGAGATTGGCCTAGCATGATAAGCCCCCTAAGTTAAACTTAGTCACCTCATCGCCGTCTAATGATTTCAACGCTACCGTTGTGTTTGTTAGTTTCAGCGCATGCGTAACATCAGGTGCTGAAAACCAGATAATGCCGTTTGAGCTGACAGTCCGAATTTGGTTATCCTCGAACTGAAATAGTTGTAGTTCGTTCATATCTATACCGCCTCCTTTACTGGGTACTTCGGTTTTTCCGAAGTTGGTGACAAAAAAATATCACCAACCGAAATCCCTAAAGCATTTGCAATAGCCTCTAAGTTCTTATAACTGGCTCCGCGAAGACGATCAATATCACGCTCATAGTTATTAATCGTTTTCACTGTTAAGCCAGACTCAGCTGCCAGCTCATTGACTCGCATGTCTCGAATTCCGCGCCATTGACGAAGCGTGAATTTCTCAGATTTTTCGTTCATTACTGTTTCCTCCTTTCGCTCTTTATGTCTATATAATACGATTCGGTTTTTCCGAAGTCAACAATAAAATTTTGTTTTTCCGAAATTAAATTCGGAAATATATTTCCGTTTTTCCGAAGTGGTGGTATACTGTTCCTATAGAAATAAGGAGGAACTTGACATGTTTGCAAAAAATCTAAAGTATCTGCGCGCAAAACGCGGCTATGATCAGCAGACATTCGCTGAAATGATCCACCGAAGCGTTTCTACCGTCAGTGAATGGGAGTCTGGCAAGTATACTCCAAAAGCGGGAATCCTTGCTGATATTGCCAATATGTTCGGTGTAAAGTTAGACGACATGATGAATAAAGACTTGTCGAAGAGTGCTGACAACACCGTGATTGAGAAAACTACAAATACAATGCGAAAACTTCACCCTGCACGTCAGCAAAAAGTCTACACGTACGCGGAAAAGCAGCTCAATGAGCAGCAAAATCCAGACAACGTTGTCAGCTTGGATGAAGCGCGTGTAGAACGTAATCTTGATGAGCCAGCGTTCAATGTTGAGGTTGATGGTATTGTTGCCGCTGGATATGGTGCCTTTAATGATGATCGCTATGAACCAATGGACACAGTTAAGATTCCAGACAGTGCTATTCCGTCTCACTACGATTACTGCTTTAAAGTTGTCGGTGACAGTATGTCTCCTTACTACGAGGATGGTGAATTTGTATTTGTTCAGAAAACGCAAGATGTTACTAACGGCATGATCGCGGTAGTTGATATTGATGACATGACATTCATTAAAAAGCTGATATTCGAACAAGATCGTTTGTGTCTTCGTTCATTGAATGATGATGTGGACGAAAAAACGGGTGAACGTATCTACCCAGACTTCTATGCTGATGAAACTGATACCATTGATGTGATCGGCAAAGTCGTTGGATCATATGCATTTAAATAAATGGTCAACTTACGTCCAAATCCTGATCGACGTTAAAAGCTGGATTTTTTGGAGGGATTCATTATGAAGAAGCTAGTATTAGTGTCTGTTGCGTTGCTTGCGTTGGCATTGGCTGGTTGCAGTAGTTCTGCTAATAGCAACAGTTCAAGTAGCAATAAGGTGTCTGTTGCTAAAGGACAAAATACATCTAGTAGTAAAGGGTCTTCAGACAGCTCAGAAAAGATTACTTACAATTACCAAGACGTATCTGTATTAAGCAAGGCAACATACCCCGTAAGCTATTCTGATAATTCTTGGGCGGGAACAACCGTTGGAATTGACAAGGTAACCGTTTATCGTGTCAAACCATTCACGGATGCAAGTAAGAAAACCTATCAGGGGTTAGTCACCGCTCACTTTAAAATTCATACAACTCGTGATATTTCAATCTACCCGAGTCAGGGCACATTGGTAACTTCTGACGGTCAGCAAGTAGATGGCACCAACTTTAGTGGTGATGATTTTGACGGGCAAATTTCTAAAGATGTAGATCGCGACGGCACTGTCGTTTGGGCACTAGAAAAAATGGATGATCCTAGATCGTTAAAGACTATCCGACTTAAGTGGAGTGCAAATTACGACACCGATGACATGGAAGACGACAATGCCAACAAAGATTACGATGCCACCATTAACCTTCAGTGACTTGTTTCTTCCCCCACGCAAGCGGCGTCCCCGTGCAAGCCGGAGAGTGGGGCTGGCTCCCTTAATAAATAATAATAACCGTGCGCATTTACTGATTAGTAATTACAGTTGAATTGCCTTCAGACTATATTGAAAGGCTGCACTTACTGTCTAGGATTGTTTAACCAAGGAATATCGATCCTCGACGGCATCGGGTAAAAGCAAAACAGAGTATAATAAAACCAAGGAGGCGGATAACATGACAAATGAAAATACCGTGACTCAAGATCAATTAAAGTTTGCAGAGCAAGACGCTAATCACAAGCTTGATATTATCAACTTAAAGATTGACGCACTAACAAAATCGGTTAATGCAATTTCAATCAAAGCTGACGGACTCGATGAACTAAAAACTACTACTGCTGTTTTATCTGAAAAAGAGTCGACAACACGGGCTTTGGCATGGGCCATTGTTGTTGCCATTGTTGGAGGCCTCATTAAGCTGATTCTTTTTTAGTCAAGGCAAGGTTCATTTCAGGCTCACAGCAACGTGGGCTTTTGTTTTCTCTAACTTATTTTTTCACAACTCATTCTCCTTATAGGAGGTATCATCTATGAAAACAATTACAGTAATCTCTTATAAGTTTGGCGAAAAAAGCTGGAAAAACTTCGAAGGAGAACCTATCAAAAAATATGAGCACTCAGTTCTCCTAGACATTTCAAACACCGAAGTCTTCAGTGATAAAGAAAAAGCAGAACTAAATTACAAGATCGTTGTCCCCTTTTCTAGAATTAGAGAGAAACGATTCATCAAAGATATTCCACTCAGTAACGTAAACGAGGCGCTTAACAAGAAAAAAGCAAGTAGGAGAAAGTAACGACAAAAAGCGCCTACCCCACCGAATGGGTAGACGCTAAAAAGAACGTGACTGTATGGTGGGTGCAATAGCACCCGTCTGAATTATAGCACAAGGAGGTGTAAATGATGGCCAGCATTAGTAAACGTGGCAAAAAATGGCAATATCGTGTCTCTTACAAGGATAATGATGGAACACGCAAGTATGTCAACAAGGGTGGCTTCCCCTCAAAAAAAGCTGCTGATATAGCGGCAGTCGAAGTCGAACGTCAGCATAATCGCGGTGCAAATTTGGATCTTAACAAGATAACGTTAATCGACTACTGGGACAAATGGATTGAGCTGTACAAATCTGGTAAGCATTCTCGTATCACCGAAGCCCGGTATAAAACAATTCGTAAACAGTTATTAGCCTACTGGGGCGAAAGCCGTGAACTAAAATCAATTTCAAAATCAGACTGGCAGGAGTTTATCAATGAGTTTGGCAAAAAAAGGGCTAAAGATACAGTCAGCAAATTGAATGGCTATGTTCGCTCAATGGCTGATTCTGCCGTCGATGACCAAATAATATATACTAACTTCACTCATAACGTTGTCCTCACTGGTAATGAAGGCCAAGCAGGAATCATCAAATATTTGCAAGTAAAGGATTTGCGCAAGCTCGTCAATTACTGCCTAGAATTTGCAGACTACGAGCATATTGCTTACTACATCATCGCAACTGGGGCACTGACCGGAGCTAGGTATTCTGAAGTTCTTGGGCTAACGTGGGATCATGTTGATCTTAAAAAGCGCGTTGTGCACATTACCAGAACGTGGGATCACAGATATGGCAGCGGCTTTGCTGCTACTAAGAACAAATCAAGTGTACGTGACATCGACATCACGAGAGAACTTGCAGACTTGCTTTTACGTCTCAAGAAAGAACAGCAAGAGGTCTACCTTGCTCAGGGATATCGTGATAGCAAACAACTATTATTTCGCAGCATACGGCATAACATGCTATCGAGCACGGCAATTAATAAGGATCTAAGGACGATCGAGAAGACTCTCGACATTTCCCCCGCGATTACTTTCCATGGGCTTAGACACACTCACGTTTCCTATTTGATTGCCAATCACGTTGACATTAACTATATTTCAAAAAGACTTGGGCATGCCAATACAATGATCACTCAAAAAGTCTACGCTCATCTTCTTGAAGATCAAAGAAAAGAGCAGGTATCTCAGACACTACAAGCACTTTCGAGACTTTAGCTTGTGCACATTTTGTGCACCGGAGTCAAAAAACAACCGAAAATAAAAGGAAACAAAAATCCCGAAATGCCTTTATACCAGCATTACGGGAAGCTATAGAAAGCATCTAGAAGCATAAAAACGGAGAGTAA